GCCATGCAAGGTGTTACCATGAAGACGGAGCTTGTCCAGAACGACGTTTTGGGCACTCTTGACCGTGAACTTTACGTGGACTTGGACTTTCTTGGTTTTGGCGTCCGCTACTTCGGGCCTTTTCATGAGCAAGGCATTAAGTTGGAGTTCCCAACTCTCAGCATCAAGAGGTTGAGGGCTGCAATAGGTTTTTCAAAAGCAGAAAAGGGTTACAATCTGAACGTACCTGAACAATACAATGACTACCTTGTAGCAACCCTAGCGAAGGATCAGTCATTGTACCTCTTTGGTGGCTTCATGGAACCAGAGATCAACAGGATCCTGAATGCCGCCTTCGTCAGAACCCTACGCTAACTGGAACACATGGATCCAGAAGAGATGGCTTCTAAAACGCAGTAGTACCTGAATGAGTTTGGGCTAGAGGAGAAAACCGCCATCAACACAAGATAGCTCTTCTCACTACACACCATAGTCAAAATCATGTACGATAAAGCTACTGCTGATGGAATCCTAGCGTTCAACACTGATACCCTCAGTGGAACAATGTATGAGGCCACGAGACTTTAAGACCTGGACAATGAGGATATGAGGCAATTCGATTACACTCTTAGTCCGATTGACCCGCTTATTGTGTCTGGCCCACCAGTTGAGAAGCGGCCAACCAAGCACTCACCAGAGGGGGCCGAGCATGAGCCCTTAACTAAGGAGGCTGCCGAGCACGCAATCACAAAATCGTACAAGAAACTGACGTTACACCACACGGTTGTTAACCCAAAGACTAAGCAAAAACTGCTCCGTCTGCCCGTTAGTGTGCGTTAGTTCTACAATGTGGTGTTGGAGTAGACCCAGGCCGTGAATAAGGCGTTGTTTGCATACCTGGATCTGATGGCCTAGTAGTTTGAAGGCTACCCTTATGGCTCTCTTAAGTTGGCTCAAGGTGATGACAGGATGGAAGCTGCTGCCATCCTCGAGTAGTTCAAAAAGCAGTTCGACGCATGGGAAAAAACCCTCGAGCAATTCTCGAAACCGTACCTGGCTACAAAGAACGTCAATAATTTTACCACTAC